AAAACCAAGGTATAGGAGGGGATGTTACACCACCACAACCACCCGCGCTAAATTGGAATCCACTACCATAAAAATGCAACAAACAAAAATCAAATAAGTTATTAAGTTATGAAAAACATTTTAGACAAAATTAACCGAGCGGACGAAATCCAAGCTAAAAAAGTTGAGTTAGGAAAACACGAATTGGAATTAGGATTAGTTCAAGATTTTGAAAGTTCTTTGAATTCTTATATAACAGCAAGTGGTAAAGTAGAACAACAAGTTCAAAATATCGAAAATGCTATTAAAAATATGCAATCAGAATTTATCTCAGCTCAAAAAATAGCTTCTAAAATAGATTCGGATTATCAAAAATTAAGAAAGCAGTCAATGGATTTAGGAGTTGAAATACCTAAAGAAGTTGATAATAGATATAAAAAAATGTTAGCTATGTTAAAGAATGATTTAGAAACATTTAGAAAATACAATAAATAAACACAAATGAAAAATAGCACACTTTTACAACACATTAAAAGCCTACTAAGTAAAGAAATTAAGTTAGAGCAAATGCTTATGGGGGACGGAGTAACCAAAATCGAAGCGGAAACTTTCGAAGCAGGAAAAGAGGTTTTTGTAGTAACGGAAGACGAGCAAAAAATTGCCGTTCCCGTTGGCGAATACGAACTAGAAGACGGACGTATTTTGGTAGTAGTAGAGGAAGGTATTATTTCCGAGGTTAAAGAAAAAGAGGAAGAAGTAGAAGAGGTAGAAGAAGAAACCAAAGAGGAAGTAACCGAGCCTATGCCCGAAGAAGAAATGAGCGCTCCTGTATCTACTCCTAAAAAAACTATCGAATCAATCGTTAAAGAAACGTTCTTTAGCGAAATGGAAAAACTTAAAGAAGAAAACGAATTGTTAAAAGCTGAATTGGCAAAGTTATCCAAAGTTAACGAGACCGCAACCGAAGCGACCGAACTTAGCGAAACACCCGAGCCTATCGCGTTTAACCCTGAAAATGAAGCTAAAGCGGACTTCGTTAAGATAGGCGCTAAAGCACCACGCGGGATTATGGATTCCGTGTTAAACAAAATGTATAAATAAATCTAAAAATTAGAAAAAATGCCAAATCCAAACATTACAACAACGTACGCAGGTCAGTGGGCAGGTAAGTACGTTTCTGCTGCTCTTTTGAGCGCACCAACTATCGAAGGTGGCGGGGTAACCGTTATGCCTAACGTAAAATTCAAAAGCGTTATTCAACGTTTAGAAACAACTAACTTTTTGCAAGATGCAACTTGCGACTATAACAACGCAGGAACGGTAAACTTAACCGAGCGAGTTTTAGAGGTTAAAGATTTACAAGTGAATATGACTTTGTGTAAAAAAGAGTTTCATTCAACTTGGCAATCAATCGAAATGGGTTACTCTTCTTTTGATACTTTACCTAAGTCTTTTGCCGATTACCTAATCGCATACGCTGCCGAAAAAGTTGCAGCCGCTAACGAAATTTCTATTTGGCAAGGTTCTGCATCAACTTCGGGTCAATTTGACGGGTTGTACGCCACCGCATTGGTAGACCCTTTATTGCCTGCGGGTCAATTAGTACCTTCTTCTCCCATTACACCTTTGAACGTAATCGGCGAGTTACAAGCTATCGTTGACGCTATCCCTGCTAGCCTTTACGGAAAGCCCGACTTAAAAATTTACCTATCTCAAAACTTCGTAAAAGCGTATATTTCTGCTTTGGGTGGTTTTGGTGCTGCGGGTTCGGGTTCACTTGCTAACGCGGGTATCAATGCTCAAGGTACGCAATGGTACACTAACGGAAACTTGAGTTTCAATGGTATTCCGATTTTTATGGCTAACGGACTTGCGAATAACACCGCTATGGCTACAACTACTTCTAACCTTTACTTCGGATGCTCACTTTTGAGCGACACACAAGAGGTTCGAGTAATTGACACTTCAGCTACTTTGGGCGATGATAACGTTCGTGTTATTATGCGATATGCAGCGGGAGCGCAATACGGAGTTATCGAAGACATCGTAGTTTACGGATAATCCAACATAACTAAAATATAACGGGGTGGTGGATAAAACTGCCACCCTTTTTTTTTAACAAATAAAAAATTTAAATTATGAGCTGCGACATTAGCCACGGAAGAATTGAGCCTTGTAAAGATGCGGTAGGGGGGTTAAAAAACCTTTACATTCTTAACTACGGGCTTTACGACGAAACCGATATTACCTACGATACTACGGCAGGTTACGAAGACCAAATTACGGCAATTACTTTGCCTGCTTTGTCTTCTATTTACAAGTTTGAACTTAAGGGAACTAACTCCTTCGAGCAAACAATTACAAGTTCACGCGAAAACGGAACTACTTTCTTCGAGCAAGTATTAACCGTTATGCTTAAAAAGCAAGACGCGATTACGCACAAACAAATTAAATTGCTTTCTTACGGACGTCCTAACATTATCGTTGAAAACAACAACGGGCAATACTTTATTGCAGGACTTTTGAGAGGAATGGACGTAACCGCGGGTACTATTTCCAACGGAACTGCGTTAGGTGACATGAACGGGTACTCTTTGACTTTCACAGGTCAAGAGGCAACCCCTGCGAATTTCCTAGATGCGGCAACCGAAGCGCAATTAGTAACTTTGCTTAACAACCCTACGGTAGTTAATTCATAAGATGTTCTAAAAAGGTAAAGAGGGGGTTAATAGCCCCCTTTTTTATTGCACAAAAAACACGTTAACGAGTTATTATAATATGATAGTAGTACAACAAACTAACGTAAGTCAAACATTTAACTTTATTCCTAGGTTCGGAAGCGGTGTAACGCTAGAACTAACGGACGAAAACACGAATGATACCGTACCCGTTTCGGGGTTATTTACTACAGGCGATTACGTCCATTCCTTTAGTGGGGTTTTACCAACTTTGGAGAATCATTTTTATTGGGCGGTAATTAAAGACGGAGGAGGAAACCTACTATTAAAAGAACGAATGTTTTGTACTAACCAACCGATTGACACGTTTTCGGTTAACGACGGGGAATACATTTCGAATACAACAACTAACGACTTTATAATGTATGAATAACGTTCACGTTTTACAATTAGCAGAATACCAACAACCGACTATCCAAGAATCTAAACGCGATGCATGGGTAGAATTTGGGGAAGATAACAATTACTTTAATTACCTAATTGATAGGTACACGAAATCCACTACAAACAGCGCGATAATAAACAACGTAAGCCGTTTAATTTACGGCAAAGGTTTAAGCGCCTTAGATGCTTCGCGTAAGCCTAACGAGTACGCTCAAATGATGACCTTGTTTAGTGCGGAATGCTTGCGTAAAATGGTATTCGACCGCAAGTTATTCGGGCAGTTTGCAATGCAAGTTCACTACAACGAAAAGCACGATAAAGTATTAAAGGTTTACCACATTCCCGTTAACTTATTACGTGCGGAAAAATGTAACGAAAAAGGCGAAATTACGGGTTATTATTATTCGGATAATTGGGAGGAAGTACGTAAGTTCCCGCCAAAGCGATTTAGTGCGTTTGGTTACGGAAAAGACAAAATCGAAATAATGTATGTAAAGCCTTACGGGGTTGGGATGAAATACTACGCTTACCCCGACTACCAAGGCGCGATTCCTTACGCAGTTCTTGAAGAAGAAGTAAGCGACTATCTAATTAACGAAGTTCAAAACGGGTTTTCAGGCACGAAGGTAGTAAACTTTAACAACGGAATTCCAAGCGAAGAACAACAGGATTTAATTAGCCAAAAGGTTTTATCTAAACTTACAGGCTCAAAAGGTCAAAAAGTTATTGTAGCTTTTAACCAAAACCAAGAATCTAAAACAACGGTGGACGATATTCCATTAAACGACGCGCCCGACCATTACACCTATTTAAGCGAGGAATGTTTACGCAAAATAATGTTAGGGCATAACGTTACAAGCCCGTTACTTTTTGGTATTGCTTCGGCTAACGGGTTTAGTTCAAATGCAGACGAACTGCAAAACTCTTTTATTCTATTTAATAATATGGTTATTAAGCCATTTCAAGACGAAATAATAGAGGCTTTCGACCGAATCTTAGCGTTTAACGAAATAGCCTTAAAATTATTCTTTAGAACGCTAAAACCTTTAGAATTTACCGACCTTGAAAACGCAACTACGGAAGAACAAGTAACCGA